GGGAAAAGCACATCATGGCCCGCGCCAAGGCCATGGGCAAGGAGGCGGAGATCCCCGACACGTGGCAGGCCGACGGCACCCTTTCCGCTCCGGCCGACAGTTCGGCCCGGTCCGAGGATGAGACGCCGTACATTCGGTCGTTCCGGCTTGTGGATATCAACCCGGTCGGCGACGGTCGCACGGTCGAGGCGTACGCTGCCGTCTTCGACAGTCCCACCCATATCACCGACCGTGATGGCGAGTACGAAGAGGTCATCGACCCGTCCGCGTTCAACGACGCCATCGTCGGCGCTCAACGGTCCGGGCACAAGATCCCCGTCCTGTTCAACCACGGCTTAACGCTGTACGGGACGCCATCGGAGATCGACGCGGCGCCGATCGGTGTCACCGAGGAGATCCGCGCTGACCGGCGCGGCCTGTTCACCCGGGCCCGCTACCACAACAACCCCCGGGCCGACTCCGTCCTTGAGGCCATCCGCGAAGGGTCCATCGCGTCGTACTCGTTCCAAGGCGAGTTCAAACGGTCCGCGCCGTCCCTGCCACGCGGCGGCCGGTACAAAGGGCAGACCGTCCGCCGCACCGAGTCGACCTTACGAGAGTACGGGCCTACGACTTTTCCGGCCTACAAGGACGCCGCCATTGTCGGCGTTCGCGCCGAGCAAGCCATCTTGGCGATCAGCAACTTGCACCCGACGGAAGTCCACCGGCTCGTCGGGATGCTCCAAGCCGGTCTACCCGCCGGCGACACAGGGCTCCTACCGGAGTCCACACCCGAACTCCTCCCACCGGAAGAGGTCACCACACCACACGACCAGATCCGCGCCTCATACGCGCAGTTCTTACGACGGCGAGGAGCCATCTAATGACAACCCTGCAAGACATGGAAGCCCAGCTCGACACAGTCCGCGGGCAACTACAAGAACTAGCAATGAAGGAAGAGCAGACCGACGACGACGTGATCGTCGTCGACACTTTGATCCGCGAGCACGACGACCTGGAGGCGAAAGCGCAGCCGTTGCGGGAGCGGATGGCGAAGCTGACCGCCATTAAGGCCGCCGGCGACAAGCCTGAGAACCGCGAGGAGCCACGCCAGACGGCCGAGCCGCCCCAGGGTGGCATCGAGTTCATGAAGCGCCACGACCCGCTCGCCGAGCTTGACCGCGTTCGGATGGGGATGGTCCCCCGGAACGAGATGCGCGCCCGGGCGCTCAACCTGATCGAATCCGACAACGCCAACAAGCGGAACGCGTTCCTCGACGACCACGCCCAAGAGTCGACGTTGAAGGTTCAGGAGACGCCGTCGATCGCCCAGCACATCCTGCTGACCGGGTCCGAGGCGTACCGGGAGGCGTTCCGCTCCTACCTGGAGAAGCCGCAGGAGGGTGAGTACGCGTTCCGGTCCGGCGAGTTGGAAGAGGAGATGCGGTTCCGGTCCGTCAACCTCACCAACGCATCCGGCGGGTTCCTTCTACCGTACGTGCTGGACCCCACGATCGTCTTGTCGAACGCTGCTAGCGCCAACCCGTACCGCCGGGTGTCACGCATAGTGCAAACCACCAGCAACGCCTGGCAGGGTGTCAACTCGGCCGGTGTCAACGCCGGGTGGATCGCAGAGACGGTGACCGCCGCTGACGCGGCGCCAACGGACCTGGCCCAGATCAAGATCACCCCGGCCAAAGCGGCTTGCTGGGTGTTGGGCACTTACGAGGCGTTGGATGACACCGACTTCGGGATGCAGCTCCCCGGCCTCCTCTCGGATGCTAAGGACCGTTTGGAGTCGGCAGCGTTCGCTACCGGCACCGGCACCAACTCGCCGTTGGGGATCGTCGTCGGCATGGGCGTCTCCGGGCGTGTCGCGCCGACCGTGACTGGCACCGCTTTCGGTGGGACCGGCTCGATACCTGATATCGGGAACCTGATGGCCACGTTGGCGCCCCGCTTCCGGCGTTCGCCGGCGTGCGCGTTCATGGCGAACATCGTCCACATCAACAAGATCCGAAGCATGGATCAGTATGGTGGCGGCGGGTTCTGGGCGAACCTGACCAGCAACACCCCGCCCGGGCTGTACGGGTTTCCGATCTATGAGAGCTCGGACCTGCCAGCGGTGACGACCGGCGCCTCCGGTGCGACCGGGACCGCCTCTGACACGTTGTTCATGGGCGACTGGAACCAGTACGTCATCTGCGACCGGGTTGGCGTGTCCATGCTCTACGACCCGCTGATCAAGGGCTCCGGCAACGCCCAGCTGCCTGCCGGTATGGCCGGCTGGTTCATGTTCTGGCGTGTCGGCACCGCCGTCGCGACGACGGCCGGGTTCGTCCACCTGACCGTCTCCTAGTTGCACTGGCTGTTACATGTCCTCGGGATCGAACCCCGCCAAACGTCGACTGCCTACAACTTTTGGTCGGGGTTCGGTTCTGACATCGCCGAGTTCGCCATCATCGGCGTGGCATGGAAGCTCGTCAACTGTCACGAGCAGGGCTGTTGGCGGATCGGGACGAAGGTGACGATGGAGGAATCCGGCCACCACTACCGACGCTGCAACAGGCATCATGCACAACGTCACAGCTAGGCCCGTGGGCTGGCCCGTTTTTCGGTCCCGTTTCGCTGACCAGCCTGCTGCCCGGACCGAACGGGACGATGGGCAGCCCTAGCAACGTGACGGTTATCATCCCGTCGCTACCCGAACGGGCCGAATGGTTGGAGCGGGCTGTCCGGTCGGTCGACCGGCAGTCTGCCCCCGCCGCCGAGGTGATCGTCCATGTCGACCGCCGGCGTGAAGGCCCGGCTACGGCTAGGAACGCCGCCCTCTCGAAGGTGACTACGGAGTGGGCGGCGTTCCTCGACGACGACGACATAATGCACCCCGACCATCTCGAAGTGCTGCTCGCCGGCGCCGCCAAGTCCGGCGCCGACCTGATATCCACCTACCCACAATCCGACACAGCAGGCGTCCGCGACCTGCTCGTCTGCTGCTACAAAGGCGTGCCGATCATCGGCCCGCTGTGGGTGCCGTGGGGCGACGACCAACTCGACCACCTGGACGCCCGTCCCAGTCCCACATGCCCGCATTGCGGGTATCGGCGTGGGAACTTCATCATGCCGAACAACCTGGTCCGCATGGACTATGTCGACAAGGTCGGCGGGTTCCCGGCCCCGTTCAGCATGGGCGACCATTTCGCCGGGCACGGCGCCGAGGACTACCTGTTCCTGCTCGCACTTTTGGATGCCGGCGCCCGGTTTCATCATGTGACCGGCGTTCGCACGTTCACGGGAGGATCCGACGCCCCCAATCGTTCCCACACCCGTGTCCCCAGTGGACCTTAACCGACTCGCCTACCAACTCACCCGCCTCGACGGACTCGACCCGGCCAGCGCGGCCTACGCCGACCGTTACGCCGGGCTCGACTGGCCCGACGACGCGGAGACGATGGTCGGCGTCCCCCGCCTGCTGCACATCGCCGACAGCCTCCGCACGGCGTTGGACACTGGTGTGGCAGGCGGGTTCGCCGAGTGCGGCGTGTGGCGCGGCGGTGCGTCGATCATGGCCGCCGCCGCCCTACAAGGCACGAACCGTCCGGTGTGGGTGTGCGACAGCTTCAAAGGGTTCCCCGAGCCTGACCCGTTCTACGGCTCTGATATGGGCTCGAACTTGCACAACATCGACTATCTGTCTGTCAGCCTCGACGAGGTCGAGGACAACTTCGCCAAGTACGGGCTGTTGTCCGGCCAGGTCCGGTTCGTCGAAGGGTACTTCGCCGACTCTTTGCCGGGTCCGGTCGGCGACCTGTGCTATCTGCGCTGTGATGGCGACATGTACGCATCCACCTATCAAACGCTGGCCGCCTTGTACGACCATGTCCAGCCGGGTGGGATCGTGTTCGTCGACGATTGGAACATCGGCGGCTGGCTCCAACCGTGCCAGACCGCCGTCCTCGACTTCCGCAAGGAGCACGATATCGGAGAGCCGATCGTCGAGCTCGGCCATGTGTACTGCGGCGCCGTCTACTGGCAGAAAGAAGGCTGATC